CCTTATGTAAGAGTTGCTCATAAAAAAATAAGAATGAAGGCAACTTTATTCCAGACCCCGGCTTCGGTCGGGGTCTTTTTTTGTCTACTGTTTATGATAAATAGTAATGATTAAAGAGAAGGTATTGTACAACAGGAGTTAGGCCTTCCGCTCCGAATTTTATGAGGAAAATAAAATGGCAGTAGTCGCAACAACTTTAATGGATACCGATTGGCGTGTTCAGGTAAGAGCAAATATCAGTGGTACTAATTCAGGCGAGACAATGATAGATATATCTGGTTTACAAGGATGGGTTGCTGGTTCAAAACTATCCCTATCTAAAGTATTTTGGTCACTAGGTAGTGGAGTAGTTACATTACGGTGGAATGGTACTGGTGGTGGAGGCGCCACAACAGAGGATGCATTAGTTATAAATGGTGGTGGCACATATGGTTACACATCAGGACAACCTGCACTACTTTCAAATGCTGTAGGTACTAATGCTGTTACTGGTGATTTAACGGTAGTCAACTCATCTGCTGCAGTTGGTACTATTATAGTAGAATGTACTAAGATGGCTCTAGACGGATCTGGCTGGTCTGCATAATGGCAGCAACTGATCTAAGGGTCGGAGAATACGGAGGTAGTACCAGTACGGTTGATACTGGTACTACTGATGCTCTTGCTCGACAGCCTGTGGTGTTTGACTATTCACAGTCAAATCAATTTAAAGTTTATCTACCCATCTTCCCAACAACTGAATGGTTCGTGGTGAGAGCAAACATTCCTGGTGTTACACTGGGTCAGGCCTCACAGTATACACCATTTACCGATATTGCGGTGGTGGGTGATAAATTACAGTATGATAATTTTAATATGACCTTTATGGTTGATGAATCATTAAACAACTATATGGAAATGTATAACTGGGTTAAGAATATCGGGTTTCCTTTCAGCGGTAAAGATCAATTTAACAAACTGCCAAGACCGGATAATATTGATTTGGGTAATGGTCTTAAAACTAATACAAGAAGATTTAAAGACGATAAAACAGATCAAGATTCTAATAGTGATAGAAACTTGTACACGGATATTCAGATGACTATTCTGACAAGTAAGAACAATCCTATCGCAAATGTTTATATCTATGACGCCTTTCCTGTTGGTTTAGGTAACATAGAATACAGTCAACAAGAAGGTGACACAGACTATGCGGTTTGTGAAGTATCTTTTGCTTTTAGTTGGTTTGATGTACAATCAAGTAAAGCATAAATAAAAAGAAGCAGTTAAGTTATTGATGAGATAGGTTAATAATCTTCTCACTATATTGTGGAAGCATACATAGGTTAAGGAGCCAATAACCTCTGACTGCTTCACCCTATTTTATTATGAACATATGAATATTGAAGAACTATATAATGATGTTGAACGGGACTTGAAAATTGATGATACTGAATTAGACCTTGAGTCTATTCGCACTCCTCAAATACACAACAAGTACCTAAAGTTGTACACTAAACATTCTTTGCAGTACAAGAAACTGCAAGATGACTATAAGGTGTTGTATCGTGCCAAGTGGGAATACTACACAGGCAAGGCACCACCAGATGTATATAAAGAACAGCCCTTTGACTTGAAGGTTCTAAAAGCTGATGTTGGTATCTATCTTGATGCCGATGTTGAGTTACAGCAACTCAGTCAAAAGGTGGCGTATGCCAAACAGATAGCAGACTACTTAGAACGAATACTAAAGGAGATCAATAATCGCAACTGGACAATAAGAAACACTATTGAATGGAAGAAGTTTATTCACGGTGACTAGTTGTGACTGCCCTAATTGAAAAGTTTAATGAAGCGTACATCCGCATCAAATGTGAACCTGACATCGCAAGAGAGTTATCAGAGTTTTTCACATTTGAAGTTAAGGGAGCTCGATTCATGCCATCCGTCAGAAGTAAAATGTGGGACGGAAGGATCAGATTATTCTCGCCTGGTACTGGTAAAATCTATTATGGACTACTACCGTATGTCCAAAGATTTCTCACGGAAAACGGACACGACTATTCGTTATCAGAAGATTTTGAAAGTAGGAATCTTGAAAGAAGTCTTACAGCAAAGTTTGTTTGGTCTCTACAGAAAAAAGGATTCAAGGCAAGAGATTATCAGATAGATGCTATTCATAAGATCATTTGTGATAATCGCGGTCTTATACTTTCTCCTACTGGGTCTGGGAAATCTTTTATCATCTATGCTTTAGTTAGATACTACACACAGAAACTACAAGATGAAAAAATATTGATTGTTGTGCCGACTACTGGGTTGGTGGAACAAATGTATTCTGATTTTGCTGATTATGGTTGGTTCCCGGATGAGCATTGTCACAAACTCTATGCTGGTTCAGATAAACATACTTTCAAAGAGGTAGTCATATCTACATGGCAATCAATCTACAAATTAGATAAAAGATACTTTAGTCAGTTTGGTGCTGTTGTAGTTGACGAAGCACATCTTGCTAAAGCAAAATCTCTAACTGGTATTATGACCAAGTTACATGATTGTAAGTATCGTGTTGGTCTTACAGGTACACTTGATGGTACAGAAGTACATCGTCTAGTGTTAGAAGGTTTGTTTGCTGTACACGAGCAAGTCACTACTACATCGGAACTGATAGAAAAGAAACAGTTATCACCCTTACATATTCATGTGTTGGTATTGGAACATAATCAGAATGATAAACGAATGATGAGGGGTAAGACCTATCAGCAAGAGATGGAGTTTCTATCTACGAATATGAAACGGAATCAGTTTATTCGTAATCTGGTGTGTGCTACCGAAGGTAACATACTTGTGTTGGCTCAGTATATTGAGAAACAACTGATACCACTAACAAAAATGGTAGTAGACCATTGTGGTGATAATAGAACCGTTCATTTGGTGTATGGAGCTACTCCGACAGATGACCGTGAGCGTGTGAGAGAACTTGTTGAGAAAGATACCAATGCTGTTATTATGGCTTCTTACGGCACATTCTCTACTGGTGTAAACATCAAACGAATACACGCAATCATATTTGCTAGTCCTTATAAATCACAAGTCAAAATACTCCAGTCGTTGGGAAGGGGATTGAGAGTAGCAGATGACAAAGAGGAACTGGAACTATTTGACATAGCCGATGATTTAGTGTATAATGGAAAAGAAAACTATACAATAAAACATTTACAGGAAAGAATACAAATCTATTCTACTGAAGGGTTTAATTATGATATTATACCTGTCAAACTAGATAAGAATAAATAATGGATATGGAAATAGCTGATAAAGATCAAGAAGGTGCTAACTCCCAATACAAAGTTCTAAAGATGGTATCGGGTGAGGATGTACTTTGTAAAGTATTGCAAGAATATACGGATGCTTATGTAGTAGAGGTACCCATGTCCGTTACTAAAACACAAGTGATGGATAGGCCAGATCATATGGTGGAACATACAGGCCTCCAAAGATGGATAGGATTTACAAATGATATAAAGTATGTAATACCTAAAGAAAAGATATTAGGATTAGCTAACTTAGCTCCAGAAGTAAAACTATATTATAAAATGATATCTCGTAAAGCTAAACAAGAATCTTTATTGGATAAGATGGAAAATAATAATAAATCAGAAGATGAAATATTGAATAAATTAAAGAATAATATGGAGAAATTAGCTGCTATAATGGAAAAAGAAGTTGATACTGAATCTGATATGGAAGAGGAAATTACTTTAGAAGAAAGTGATACTAGAATATTACATTAAGTGGTATCTATTTCCCTTCGCAGGGACTTAGCTAAGCTTATCATAGAAATTACAATCTGTCAACCCTAAATTGAAAACTTTATTAGTAGACAGCGTGAGCAGTTTATCAAGAAAGGTATGACAGGAACCCTTGACTTTATCTGACATCTGCGTTATCCTGGTAGATGACTAAACAGAAATAGGAAAAGTCAAATGAAGAAGTTTTGTTACTTAGCAGGCCCCATTGCGGGCTTAACCGAAACAGAGGCAACAACATGGAGAAAAGATGTAGCAACTCGTTTGAGTGATGCATCTAACGGCAACATTATTGGTATCTCACCTCTACGGTGTGAACCAGTCAAACCGGGTATGACTTATACAACACCGGGTGCAGTAGATAAGATGTGGAGTGACCCACGTGCTATCAATGCAAAGAACTGGCTTGATACTGAATCAAGTGACCTAGTGTTGGCATATCTCCCAAAACAAATGAATGACAGACGACCATCTATCGGTACTATTATTGAGATTGGTTGGACGTTGGGTTTGAAAAAACCATTGATTGTTGTCTCTGATGATAACCAGATGTTAGATCATCCCTTAATAGAATGTAATGCGGCTTGGCGTCTAAAAGAACTAGACGATGCTGTTGAAGTAATCTTAGGTCTATTCGGGGATTATGTGTCATAGGAGGACACAAGATGGCCCGTGAAAAAAAGAAACCAATACATTATGTGGACAATAAAGCTTTTCTGGCAGCTATTATAGAAAGAAAAGAACTAATAAAAGTTGCTGAAGCTCAAGGTGAAGGCCCGCCGCAAATCAGTAACTACTTGGGTGAATGTATTTTGAAGATAGCGAACCATTTGTCGTATAGGCCGAACTTTATAAACTACACCTATCGTGAAGAAATGATTAGTGACGGTATAGAAAACTGTTTACAGTATATTGATAAGTTTGATCCAGAGAAAAGTAAAAATCCATTTGCTTATTTTACTCAGATTATTTACTATGCGTTTGTGCGCAGAATAACGAAAGAGAAAAAACAACAGTCTATCAAAGAGAAAATGCTAAAAGAAACTAACATCGAACACCGCATTACTGTACAGGCACATGATGATGAGCGTGACTATCAACAGGCGTTTGTAGAGATGTTAGATAAGTATACGTTTCATGCTGACGACTAAATATGAAAGTAGCAATTTTGACCTATACACACCATGGTGGTAAGAACGATAATGTTTCCTTTGCACAATTCCAACGGCGATTCTACCAAGACACTTTTTTCCCAATACTTGAAAGGGAAGGAGTTACAACGATACTCCAT